GCCCCAGACGGGGCCGCAGGCGTCGTCGGCGAGTTGGTCGGCGATGGCGAAAGCCAGGATGCTCATCTTCGTTTCCTTTCTCAGTTCCCCGCCCATTCGGCGGCGTCGTCGCGAATCGCGTCGACGAGTGATGTTCTACGAAAGAAAAGAGGTCTCGTCTACCTCTTTTTGACGAAGGCTTCGATTTCTTCGCGCGCGTGGGAAAAACCACGGCAAACGAGCACCGTGTGCCCGATGCTCCGAAGGTAGGCGTGCCAGTCGCGCTGCTCGGCGGAGACGCTCCCGCCCTCGGCGCGCTTCATCTCAACCCACAGACACCACGCGGGCACGAAGAGATCCGGTACGCCAGCGCTGACGCCTTCGGCCTTTAGCCTCGCGCCGGTCGTCCTCGACCTTTGCGAGCCGTTCGGGATGGCGAAGATGCGCACGCCTCCGCGCGTCACAAGCCCGAACGTCTGCCGGAACCAGCGCACGAGGTTGCGCTGCTCCTCGTGCTCGGTGGGGACTCTCAGAATGGGATCAGCTGAAGCCATGCCGGGCACTCGTTTTCGGCTTCGGCGAACTCGCGCGGCGGGCTTTGCTCGAACAGTCTGCACTTTGCACCTTCTTCCCATTCGCCAAATCGGCTGACGTAGTTGTCACAGTTCACGCAGCAGCGCGGCGGGTTGTTCACAACCGAACGCCACTCTTGGATCGTCTTCAGCTTCACCATTCGCGCCTCTTCACTTTGAAGAACTTCCCATCGCGCTCGAACGTTACGAGACGTGGAGGTTTTGCGGCGGTTAGCTCTTCGGCAATATCTTCGAGCGCATCATTCGATGTAGCCAGAGCGGCGGAAAGCCCCGCGCTCTGTGCGATGCTCGCCAGCGTGCGGCGCGCTTTTTCGCCAGCATACCCAGGATGGTCGATCGTCAGATACTCGTCGATCGGCTTCTCGGAGAAGCTGCCGTAGTAACGGACGCGCAGCATCTCGAGGCCGTTCGACGCGCTGACGTGGCGTCGCCATTCCCACTCGGTGACGATGAGGTCGGAGCCGTCGCGGCCCATGATGTCGTCGTTCCGAAGCGCGAACTTCTTCTCAGGCGGCGGCGGGAACTCGAAGCCGCACGAGGGGCAGGTTCGGCACGTCGGGTGCACGAGCTCCCCGCACTCGTCGCACACTTTCACCGGCGCTTCGCCGTCGCCTTCGCCAGCCTTGTCCGGCGGCTGCACGGCGGTGATGGGGCCGTGCGTTGCGACGACGCCCGCGAAGTCGAGGACGAGACAATGGTCGGTGCGCGCCTTCGGGCGCAGCCCGCGGCCCGCCATCTGCACGTACAGGCTCGGCGAGAGCGTCGGGCGAAGCATGGCGATCAGGTCGATGTTCGGCGCATCGAACCCCGTCGTAAGGACGTTCGCGTTCGTGAGTGCGCGCAACTCGCCGCGTTTAAACGCCGCTAGGACGCGCTGGCGCTCGGCCTTCGGTGTCTCGCCCGTCACGCACGCAGCAGCGACGCCTTCGGCCTGTAGGGCGTCACAAACGTGCTTCGCGTGCTCGACGCCGCAGCAGAAGAAGAGCCACGAGCGGCGGTCGCCTGCGAGCGCGATCACCTCGCGCACGACGGCGGCGTTCTTGTCGGCGGTGTCGACGGCGGCCTGTAGCTCGCTCTCGATGTACTCGCCTCCACGCTTGTGCACGCCGGTCGTGTCGAGCTTCGCCTGCGTGACCTTCGAGCGTAGCGGGGCGAGGTGGCGCTTGTGCACGAGCTCCTCGATGCTCACCGGTTCGATGAGGTCGGCGAAGAGCGCGGGCTCGTCGGTGATGAGGCCGTGCCCGAGACGGTACGGCGTCGCGGTGAGCCCGACGACGCGCAGCTTGGGGTTGATGCGCACGAGGTCGGCGATGAACGTGCGATAGCCGCCCTCGTCCTTGTGCGAGACGAGATGGCACTCGTCGATGATGACGAGGTCGACGTGCCCGACTTCGGCGGCGCGCTTGCGAATGCTCTGAATGCCCGCGAAGGTGATGGGCTCGCCGAGCTCCTTCCGCCCGATGCTCGCCGAGTAGATGCCCATGGGCGCGCCAGGCCAGTGTTGCCTCATCTTCTCCGCGTTCTGCTCGATGAGCTCCTTAACGTGTGTGAGCATGAGCACGCGCGTCTCCGGCCAACTCGTGAGCGCGTCGCGGCATAGCGCGGCGACGATGTGCGACTTGCCCGCGCCAGTCGGGAGCACGAGGCACGGGTGCCCGGTCGGGTTCGCCTCGAACCAGGCGTAGAGCTGGTCGATGGCGCGTTGCTGGTAGTCTCGAAGGGAGACGGTCACGCGAGAATCCTCCCGCCGAACTTCGTGCGCAGCCGCACCACGTCGGGGTCGACACACGCCTGCGGGTTCGCGACGATCTCGGACGAGCTGAAGCCTCCGGGGCCGTTGACGACTTCGGTGCCGTCGATGACGAAGACGGGCGACCCGTTGTCGTTCATGTACGCCATGAGCCACGGCACCATGTCGAAGTGCAGCGCGTGGCACTCGTGCGCCTCGCGCATCCAGTCGGTCGGCATCACGTTGTCGCCGTGCCGCGCACACGTCCACGTCGACTCGGGCGTGGCGGTCGAGTGCGCGCATGTCCTGCAATTCACTTCGCGAACCACGCGAGAGCCGTGGCAAAGGTCGTGCGCTGAGCACCACTTGCACTCGTACCACGTTGGGTCAGTCGAGATCGGCGGCGGCATCTCGTCGGCGAGGGCGATGCGCTGCCCGCGCTCAATGGCGCGCTCTGCGTGCTCTCGGTCGTAGCGTACGCGCTCGGTGTAGATGCGATCGTCGTCTTTGCAGATCGCGACGTAGAGCGCGCGGTCGACGCCGGTGCCGCGCATGTAGATCTGCATCTGCGTAAAGTGCTTCGGCTGCGACTTCTCGACGCCCTCCTTCTCGACCGCCTCCCACGACTTCTTCGAGTGCGTCTTGATTTCGAGGACGTGCGCCTTCTTCGGGCTCTCCGGTACGCCTGCGGTGATGATGCCGTCGATGCTTCCCGAGACGTGCGAGCCGAACTCGACGCGCGTCTGGTCAGCGCCCGTCGCGCGCACCTTCATCCCGATTGCGCGGAGGTCGTCGACGACCGTCTCTTCTTCGCGGTGCCCGCGGCGGAAGACGCGCAGGATGCGCCCGGGGAACTGCTCGCGGAACGCCCACCGGAACGAGAGCCACAACTTCCGCTCGCACTTCTCTCCGAGCGTCGAGGCGCCCATGTGCGGGCGAAAGCGCTCCTTGTGCGCCGCGCGCTTCGCTTCGTGCGCCGCGTCGATGAGTGCGGCGATGGTGTTTTGAGCTTCTGGAATTCTCATCTGCCTTCTCGTGCTAGGTGAAACAGCGAGGACCGCCGTCGAACGCCTTCCGGCGGCGGCCCTCACCTTCTCAAAGGGTCACTTCGCCCACGGTGGCTTTGGCCCGGCCTTCGCCGGCGCGCCCTTCGCAGCAGCAGGAGCCGGCGTCGCCGAGCCCTCGAGGCTCTTGTGCCCCTGCACCTCGTTCTGCGCCTCGTACCCGTTACTTGCCTCGCGCACCTTCAGCTTGACGCTGACGTTGCAGCCGAGAAGCTGGTCGGTGTCGTTCACCCTCGCGAGGCCCACGCAGCGGCAAAGCTCGGCGAGCTGCTCTCGCCCGATCGACTCGGCCTTCGGGTTTTCGTTGCGCACGTTGTAGTTGCTCCAGACCTTGCGCCCCGCGCCGGTCGGCCCGCTGATGGTGTACTCGACGCGGAGGTACTGCCCCGTGCCGCTCTTGGTCTGCTTGACCTCGGCTCCGGTGATGGATGCGGTGTACCAGCCGGGCGCGAGGACCTCGAAGCTCTTCTCAGTTGCGGGAACGTCGGACGGGTTGAAATCGAATTGCATGTTTCAGGCTTCCTTCTTGTGGGGGGCAGTGATTGCGAACGACGGGCGACCCGGCGTCGTGGTGATGGCGCCGAGGAGCGGCGCGGTGATGGTCGGCGCTGCGCTTTTCCACGCAGCCGCGTTGATGTCGGCGGACCAGCGGAAGAGGCTCCCGAGGTGCTCGGAGAGGCCGTGTTCGGCGGCGAGATCCTGAAGGCGCTCGGCGTCGACCTTGCGGTTCATCCGACCGACGACCTTGATCGCGTAGCCCTGCTCGGTCTTCGCGTTCGTGGTGCCCTCTTTGCCCTCTTCGAGCGCGAGGAGCTCCACGAGGCGGTCTTCGATCGTCCGTCGACGAGCGACCGCGATCGCCTCGTCGGCCTTTGCGTCGCACCACTGCGCGCTGAGGTCGTCGAGTTCTTGGCTCACGATGCACCTCCGATCTTGCGGATGACGGCGCCGAGGTCCGGGGCCTCCCACGCGTCAAGGCGACCGCTCCGATCCTTCGCCGTCCACAGCCCGTCCGGGTGCGCCATGAGTGCGCGTTGAGGCACGCCGTCGGCGTCCTTCTCCACGCGAAGCGCGAGCACCTCGTCGAAGAAATACGGCAATTGCTGCCCGGTCTTGTTGCCGGGCATCGACGGGGCGTAGAACACCTTGCCCATCTCGTCGGTGGACTTCTCGAGCTTCGCGCTCATGTAGACGTGGCGGCCGGGCAGGTCGCGGAAGGCGCGGATGAGATCCGTCATCTGCTCCTGCATCGCGCCGTACGCCTGCCTGGGATCCTTGGCTACCTTCTTCTCGAAGTTGAGGACGACCTCGGCGATCTCGCTGATGGAGTCGACCGCGACCGACTCGAAGCTGCGCGCCTCGTCGGAGCCCGCGAGCCAGGCGTAGGCGTCCTTGAGCTCCGTCATGTTACTCACCTCGACGTAAGGAAGATCCTCGCCGACGAGCGAGAGGAGCCCGGCTTCCGCGCTGATGATGATGGGGTTCGGGAGCGTGCGGATGAGGCTCGTCTTGCCTGCGCCAGCCGCGCCGAAGACGAGGAGCTTGACCCCGTTCGCGTGCGCTTCGCGGGTGCGTTTGATTGAGATTGCCATGTGATTGCTTTCTCCGTCGGTCGGGGAATCCGGTTGACGGGGAGCCCCGCCGACGCATCGAGCGTCGCGTGCCCTCATGGGGCGGGGCT